GGTTTATATTCTTCATTTGTTGTAACCATCACATTATTGTGGTTAGGTCTACAAATAGTGACACCTGCGTTATCAGCAATTGCTTTGAAATATGGTTGATTACTCCAAGTTAATTTTTTAGGTGGACGTTTGTTAACTGTAATTGAACTGTTAGATTGACGTTTTGTCGCTTTAACTTCTTTAATATCTGTTAAATCTACGCTATCATCAGCAAAGTCTGGAACAATGAAGTGGGTTAATCCTGTATAATCATCTTCACGCAATTTAGCTGGTGTATTGGCATTTCCATCATAGTTTTGCTCTAAGATTGTGAATGTATTTGTACCACCTGAATTATCCCAAACTAAGCCTGTATGCCCCCATTCTCTATAAATATCTTCAGTATACACTGCAATAGCACAAATAGGAGGAACATAATTCCTTGTATTTTTAACTACTTTCCAACCTTTAGGCATAGCATTTAAAGTATGCAATTCTTTGGCATTACCATAAAATCTTACGCCACCTGTCACATGATATATGAAGTCTACAACGACATCAGCACATTGAAAAGCATACATATTATCAAAATCTACAAACTGACCTTTCAGACTGTGCATGTATTCAATCGCTTGTTTATACTTAACCACACTTTTGGGCGAAGGTGTCGGCTTTTTGCTTGTTTTCGTTGATAATTTCTTACTTGGTGCAGGTTTAACGCCATTAATATATTTAGCAATCTGTTTATCTAAATGCTTAACGTTTCGTGAATATCCGCAAGCCTCTAATAAGTTTCCGGGATCAATTTTATCAGCTTGAATGTCTTGGTGACCTGGCACTTCTGTTTTGTAATCAATGCCCCAATAGTTACATAAATAAGCCAATACACGTGCCATATTATCCAATGACTTACGTGAACGTTCAATATTGCCTGGGAAGTAACTACCTTCTACACCAAACGCTACATCGTTAGCGTCAGCATTGTACCATTGGTTATCGATAGGCGTGTTATATACTACATGCCATGCTTTTTCTGTTACTGGAATACATACGATACACTCTTTGTCGTCAACAAAAATATGAGCGCTCGCAACAGTAGCCCAATTTTCCATATATGTGTTTCTGTAATAATTCACGTTTGTTTGTGCTGTTGTGTGAGGGTTTCCAGTATCATGTGCTACTGCAAATAAAGGCTTTTTACTTGTTAAAGGTTGTCCACTTCTACGTGTCCCAATTGGTAAAAAATCATATTTAACTGGAACACCATTCCATTTTTCTACCATTATGCACGACCTCCACCAATTTTATTATTTTTATCTTTAGTTGAACCTGTACGTGGTCGAACTGTTTCCCAAATACCAGTAGCCATTAGTCCACTTATTAAGCCAGCAAGCAATCGGCCACCGATCGATAATTCAGTAACGATTTCTGGGATAAAAGCTGTAATACCACCTATAACAATACCAATGCCAATAGCAATTAAAGGTACAATGTTTTTAGGTACGCCAGCTTGCTTAACTAATTGTGTTAATGCGATTGTGATAACTGAAATTACTGTTGCAAATGCAATAATGCTTTCCATTTATTCCACTCCTTATTCAAAATAAAAAGCCGACACATAAGTGCCGACTTAAATTAATTTTATTTACAATTTCCGAACCAAAAACAAGACCAAAAATCAGTTTTTGCAAATAGTTTAAACATATTAATCATCTCCTTATATGCTGAATATCATTCTGACAACTGCGAAAATAATAGAACCTACTAATGAAAAAACCGTACCTAACATTAAACGTTTCATTTCTTTTATATTTTTTTGATTTTCTTTTTTATTTTCTTTATCAACCTCTCGTTCTCGATTAATACTATCTAAGGTAAAGTTCATTTTTTGATTGATCAATTCTTGATTATGTTGTCCATCTTTTATTTGTTCCAAAGATGCGAATATCTTTTCGTCATTATCTTCTAACCGTTTTATTCTTATTTCATAATCGCGTCCTTGACTATCCTCCATTCTTGCACCTCTATTCTGCGTTAGTTTCAGTTGTTTCTTCCACAAACTCTAAAAGAGTTGTTAGTTTAACTGGTTTAACTGTCACTTTTTCAGCAATAATACCGAACTCATAGTTTAATTCGTTTAAGTTATTCAAACGTTCAGCAAGTGCTTTAACTTTATCTAAATCATCAAATTTAGTTGCGATATTCACGTTATTAGTTGGATAGAATTGACCTCTGAAGTCATTATCTAAAACAGCTTCTTCTCCTTTTTCGTTCACTTGTACTAAGATATAACTTTCTGTGTTTTTTACGATTTCATTTGCCATAATAGTTTCCTCCTAAAATTTGGTATAAAAATAGTGCTAAAGGTTACTCTCCTTCAGCACTTACAGTATCTTTATTTTCTTGTTCTGATTGCTCTCTAATTACTGCTCTTAACATTGCATTTTCTTGCGAAAGTTTAGCGTTTTGAGTAACTAACTCCTCGATAACATAACTTGGATTAGCTTGTAATTGATTGTTTTGTTCCATTTTTATTCATCTCCTTTTATATCTAATTCCATTTTATAACCAATATTTTTATAAATTTTACCTTCATACTCTTCTTCCGTTAAAATACATTTTATATTTTGCTTTAGTTTTTCAGAATATAAATAAACCAAATATTCTTTGATACCTTTTCTAGTAGGAGTTTCCACAAATCTATGTGGTTTGATTGTTTCTTCAAAATAGTCACGTTCGTTTGTTTTCACTCCACAAAATGTTACACCACTGAAATTTGGATCTTCAACATCTTTAGAAGAAATATAAACACTTCCTGTTTTATCGTCTACAAATAAAAATTCTTTATAACTGTAATTATCAAAATTATAAGTTAAAATACCTAATTTTCTTAATTTATCCATTTAATTGTCCCTCCAGTTTTTCGATCTTTTCGTTTAATTGTTGTATTGCTCTCAAGCTATAAGTAATCATGTTATAAACACTTACACCGTCTCCGTCTATAAAGTCCTCTGGCGTTTTATAATCTTCACCAATAACTAAACCTTTTCTTTTTTTACGGTCATCTTCATCGTCTTTTAATCTATATTCATACGTTGTCATGTTGTTTACTATTTCGTTTAATGCATCGCCATCCCATTGAACGATATCTTTTTTAAATCTTTCCAACGAACCTGGTAAGTAATCGCTTGCTCTAATTGGTTTATAACCAGTATCGCCACCATTCCAGAATAAGTTGTTTGTAACACGTAATTCATTTGAAGAAACGCCGATATAAAAATCTTTACCTACTCCTGTTCTAATCGTGTTAGCTAAAATGTGCTGACACTGTATATCTGTATAAGAAGTATTGCCATTGTTATAACCTTTCATGTCAGTAAATCTTGTACGTTCTGGCGTCATGGCGTATAAATAACCACCTTTTGATTTCCAATTACCGTAAAGATTATTGCCATAAAAACTACCAGTACCAATATTACCTTGATTATCAGTAGCATATACTATCGGCTCATAATCTCCGCTACTTTCTCCACGTATTCCTTTTTTCTTAAATCTTATACCAGAGCCTGCTAAACCTTTTGTGTCGTATATTTCCCCGTATAGTATTACACCGTCTGTATCTGCCGCTGTATCGTTTAATTTAACGTACATACTAAATTCATTAACACCAACACGTGAATTAGCGTTTGGTCTAAAGTAAATACTATTTTGATTACTACCGATATTTACAGTGTTATCTGCCTCTATAACAACACGATTATTTTCAGAACGCATAGCTACAACGCCAAGTCCTGAATGTAAAGTTACGCCACGTGCATTATCGTCATATGAGTAATCAAAAAATGCTAAGGTACCTGATGCACTAGAAGGGTTACCGTCTATATATGTTGATATACCGAAGTCAGACATATATATTGAGCGGTCATACTCGTTGTTTCTAAATCTTAAATAACCGTCTTTCATTCGTGTATATACGTTATTAGTTTCTGTGCCACTACGCCATGTTCTTTGGAATGAGCCGAACAATGAAATCTCATCATCTTTAATTACAACATAATTCGTACTACCACCGCCACGTATACCAACTTTATTAACATCAATATCTAAACCTTCTGGACTTAAATTCAAACGGTTGATAATTTCATCTTTACCGACTTTGTCATTTACACGATTAGCTACAACGTTAAAGTCTTTATTAACCGTAATATCTACTTTATCGCCTCTAAGTTGAATACCGTTTTTATCCATTGTGTATGATTGGATATTACCGTTCTCATCGTAACTTAAATTTATCCCTTTAGTTGTGGCTGATATTTCTGAAATGACTTGAGATAATGTTTTTCGACTAGCGTTGAACTTTTGTTCATCAACTTTTAATGCTATTTTATCGCCGTTTTGAGTGATTGATGTTTCTAGTTTAGTCATAGCTACGTCATTAGATCGTTTATATTCATCTGTGTATGCTTTAGCGTTTGTTTCGGCTTGTTGTATATCTTTTTTAACATCTTCGTTAGCTGGCGCCCAACCTGTAACTTTATCGCCTTCAACTAGGATAGCTTTTTCGACTGTTACGTTTAAATCGACGTTAGATTGACCTGCTACATCTTTATAAATAAGAAATTCTGTACTTTCAGATTGTGCCATAAATGTATAAGCAATTTGACCGTCTTTAATATCTACTGTATCTCTTATTCCTGAAGGGTTATATGGATAAACGCTAGTTTGTCCGCTTTGTCTTTCGTCATTAGTAACAATATCAGCTTTTAAAGTATAAGTTTTACCTGTCTCTAGTGGGTGCGATAAATAATATCTTATATAAGAAAAGCCTGCACCACTAGATCCGTCACTTCTTCTTTCGCTATCTAAAAGTAAGTTTTCACTTCCGACATCTAGGTTGTTGATTTGATTATCCGTATAGTTCTCTGTTTCTTTTTTTATGTTATTAGCATGATTTTTAGCCTCTGTTATGCCACTTTCAAATTTAGTTATTGTTACTTTATCAGTAATTTCATTTGAAAGTTGTTTTCTTTGGCTATCTGCATTATCTAATCTTTGAACCATTCCGTTTTTATCTAACGTATAATCTTCTTTAGATACCTTACTGTCAATTTGTGTAGGTAAAATATCAAGTGTAGCTTTATTGCTTTCGACTGTCGTTTCTAAAGGTGTAAGTCGTCCGTCAACATCTCTTAATTTTTGCTCTACATCATCACTTTTAGCCATCAAGCTAATTTGTTTATCTAATTCAGATATATTAGTTTCATTAGTTGTAACGCGTGTTGTGATTGGTTTTAATTGATTAGTTGTATTTTTATTTGCTGCCTCTTGCGCCTCTTGCGCTTTTTGCTCTGCATACGCTTTAGCTTCGTCACGTTTCGCTATTGCGTCAGCGATTGCTCTCTTTTCTTCATCTGATACTATTCCGTCAGCGTATGCTTGTATTTCTTTTTGTTTTAATTCATCTTGTGCGTCTGCGTAGGCTTGTGCTGCTTCTTGCGCGTCTTTTTGCGCTTGTTGTAATTGTCTTTGTAAATCTTCTGGCGCTGGCGTCCAATCAGTAGCAATGTCACCTTTTTCAATTTTAATATTTCCTATTGTGTATTTATCTTCAATATCGCCTTTATTATAAAAATCTAATAACCATTTATCACTTTCTTTATTTGCTGTCACAAGTTTTTTAGTAAAACTAATACGTTGTTTTTTATTACCAATATTTTCAAAAGTATTCATACCTACAATAAAATCATAGTTTACGTTTGTGTCATATACTCGCAAAATATTGCCCTGTTCCATTTCAACATCAAAACTTACTGTTACAACGTCGCCTAACTTTAATTTGTTATGAGCGCTTGTTATATCTACTCTGAAAAACTGTTTTAAAGTTGAGATTTCGTCGTTAAAATCTTTTTTAATTTCTGCGCTACCTTCTAATAAGTTTCGGCTTCCTACTGACAAATTATTTACTTTATTATCTGTATAATTTTTAGCATTTTCTTGAGCTGCTTTTGCATACTCGTTCGCTAAACTTTGCGCTTGTGCCGCTTTTTCTTCCGCATGTTTTTTCGCTTCTTCGAATTTAGATTGCGCGTCTTTTATTGCTCGTTCTTCTTCGGCTGTGATCTTATCATCTGCGTATGCGTTAGCTTGTGTTTGCGCTAAATTAATTTCAGCTTTCAACGCTTCTTCTTTTGCGGCGTCAGCGTCTATGCGTGCGCGTTCTTCTTCGTTGATTAAATTATCAGTATAAGCTGCCATTTCATCTTTTAATGATTGTTGTTGCTGTTGTAATAGCTGTAAGTTTGCGTCAGCTTGTCTAATGCGCGCTTGTTCTTCGTTTGTTATTTTGCTATCGGCGTATGCTTGCGCTCTTGTTTCTGCGGCGTCAGCTTGTGCTTTAGAAATTTCTTGTGATTTAACTAAAATTTCGTTTTGTAAATCTTCTGGCGCTAGTGTGTAATCAGTAGCGAAATTACCATATTCCAATTTAACTTTACCTACATAACCATTATTTATGAAGTCTTTATGCGTCATGGCATTACCGCCGAAGAATAACCTTATGTCCTTACCTATTCTATCTTCACTTACTTCGAATGTATGTGTAATTCGTGGTTTATCATTCGCTAAGGTATCTATATTCTCGCCGTAATATACGCCAAATTCACTTGGAATATTTTCTGTAAAATGTGGCTCAAAGCCTAATGAATAAGTACCGGCTTTTTCAACATTAGAAAGTATAATGTAATCGGTAATTTTTTCGCTATTTCTTATTAAGTTTCTTCCGCCAACTTCGATACCGTCTATTTTACGTTCTACGCTACTAATTTTCGCGCTTATTTCGTTTTTAGTAGTATTTATCTTACTGTCTATTTCCTTACCTAAAACACTGTTTAAATTGCTTATTTGACCGTCTGTATAATCTTGTAATGTAGTTTTAAGATTTTCTACTTCATTACGATTAGGTATATCAGCATATAATTGTTGATTTTCACTATCCCAACGACCATTAGGTAACGTTTGCGCTATTTTATCCATAGCATCATTAAACTTCTCATCAGTATATTGTGATTGAAGTAATTTCAACCGTTTATCAATAGAAATTTTAGCGTCAGTAACGTATTTATATAATGTTTGTAACTTTTCTCGATACACTGTAAATAAAGTTTGTGTATCAACTAATTTTCCTATTGTTGCTGTATCTTCATCCATGCTATCTAAATTTGTCTTGATGTTTTGATACACGTTGTCTACATCTGATAATGCTTGGTTTAAGTTTGCTTTTAAATCATCATCGACAAGATATTCATTATTTAACACATCGTACACATCATTTTGTAACTTGCTATGTTGAATAGTTAAATTGATGAAACTATTATTTAAATCTCGATACATTACTTGTTCACGTCTTAAACCACCGATTTTTTCTACATCATCAGCTGTTTGAGTTATCCATTCTCCGTCCCAATATCTACGTAGTACTGCAACATCAGAATTTGACGTATCGTACCATAATGTATCGTTTTGTGGATTTTCTGGTGGCTCTGCACCTTTAAATATTTTACGTTCGTAATATTCTAGCTCCCCAGCTACAACATCGCTCACAATCGTATTAACATTTGAGAAGTTATCATTAATTTTTTTAGTAATTTCACCAAGTTTCCTAGTAAAGAACTCTCTTAGTTTGGTTTCTTCGTACTCAATAACATTACCGAATGTAAATTCACTTTCATCTGCTAACCAGTTGTACTTAATACCTATAACTTCTGCCTCTATATATAAAGGTGGTCTGAAATCTCTATCTTTCACTCTGACGGTATCTCTTAGATGCACTGTTACATCGTTATAATATTTATGGATGTCTAAAGATGATACTTCATAACTTATCGCTGCTTGGTTACGTTTGTTAAGTTCTGTTTTAGCAAGGGTAGTCAAACGTTTAAGCGTCATATTCTCATCATTACTTTCAGGCTCATATACATCCCAAATATAACGGTTAGGTAGTCCAAAAATCTCTTGTGCTTCATCATCTACTACAACAGTTTCAATTCTTGAGCCACCTTCTTTTTCAGGACCAACTGCAAGTAAAGCAGTTTTCACTTCGGATAGATCAATTGTTCTTGTCATACCTGTTAGATCTTTACCTTTAGTGATTTCCTTACCTTTGAACAGGTTTTTAGGTTTAGTGATTGATACATAACGATGTTCAACAGTATGTGCGCCTAATTCAATATAAAAACTAGGGACCATGTCGTAAGTAGTACAAAGCATGTAAATTAAATCAAACGGATTAGTATGAGAAGTCCATGACGTTGTTCTATTGCCACCATATTCTGTATCATCAGATACTTCCCAGCCTGTATCAGCAAGTGTTTTGAGTAACGCTTGTGTTGTTGTATGTGCTTCAAACTTACCAGGTTTAATTGGTTTTGCTGTTTTCAAATCTTCTAAGTAACTTGCATTACATTCAATTTCAGTTGTACCGTCGAAGTTATCTGTAATGTGGATGATAATAAATTCTCTGAATGTACCGTTATTGTCTTGAGCGATAATACGATTGCGTTCTCTTAATTTCTCTGCTCGAGTATTTTCAATTGTAAAATCAAAAGTTTCTGTTTTTTCTTCTACATTCATACTCATTTCAGCATTAATCAATGCACCATCACTTTGACTAATAAAATCAATAATATTGTCGTTAAAATCAAGTACATGTATTCCTACGTTTTTCACTTTTCCACCTCCAATCTATAAGTATCTGTCTTGCCAATACACTGTCGTGTCATATGTGTTTTCAGGATAAATCATACATTCATTCATACCTTTATTTATGTTGAAGAAGTCACTACCAAATGTTTTTAAATCGAGTGCAGGCTCTTCATTGATCGTTACTGCCTTTTCTTTCATATTAATATTGATTAAATCACCTTTTTTGATGATTAAATCTCTTGCTTTAGGTGGTTTAGGTAAAATCTCATGATTGTAACTACCTAAAATTGTTGTAGGCATATGATAATTACTGCCATTTTTAGCGATATAGATACTTACTGCTGATATAGGTCGTTGATAGAAGTTCCCACTATCAATAAATACCTTTTCTGTCACATCTACTGGTGTAATTCGTTTAGGATAGTCTACTTCATCATATTTCCATGTTTTTATATAAAACTTATCTCCAACACGTTTTAACCGCATATAAATTACTATATGTTTCCATGTGTAAAATTTTGGTGCATTTGTATATCTATATATTGTCTTTTGATTACCGTTTTGGTCGAATAGCGTTACATATATTATGCCTATATTTTGCGTTGCTCTAGGATTACTATAACCAATAGAAGCAATCACACGGTTATCTGTATCATATACATACTGTGTTGCATGTGTAGCACCTTTTTTACTTTGATTAACATGTATTTTAACTGTCGAACTAAAATCTTGAGTGCTTTTACCGAATGAGTGCTTATATTCTGCGCCATTCCATCCACTTGTACTTGTAATACTACTTTCATTGAGCATAAAAGCGTCTTTTGAAGAACTCATTGTCATAGCACCACCAACTGTTCCACCAGTTACATTGTCGTTAATAGTACCGTTAGTGACTTTAGTCCATCCAAAGAAAGAACGCATCTCATCATTAAACAAAGTTGGTGTATAATCTTCGACTTTCTTATCTAAATCATCATCGCCTATCATAAAATAATCTTCGTTATTCTTCGTGATAGAGAAGTAACTTGCATTCTTTAATGCTGTTGCTTGTACAATGATAGGGCTGTCTGCTGTTCCTGTACTTACTACTGATACTTGGTCAGAAATAGCTGTGTTTTTAGTGCCTTCTACTGCGTATTTGTAAGGATCAAGTAATGTAACTTTTAGAGAGAGTTCAGCTTGCATTCCTACATCTTTATCTAATTCGAAAGGACCAGTGATATAGGCGTTCCAATACCAGTTTTGGCTTTCAAACTGCAATTTAATCGGCTTATCACTATCCACTATTTTTACTAAATCATTTATGATATCGTCATGATTTTTTCGACCGTTTCTGTTTGTGTGAGTGTCATTCCTTACTATCAAAGGTATTTCAAATTCTAACGGACCTATCTTTCTATCTTTTAATACACCACCAGTTCTACCTGATATTTCTTCGACTTCTAAAGCATAATTAAAAGAGGGTATTTTGAACCCTCTTTCGATATAAATATCATCCACTTTTTTATCATTAATAATTAAAGCGTCGCTCAAAATATCCCTCCTAAGTCACACTAGGTTTAAATCTAGCTTTTCTATTTTTATGACGTTCTCTTTTATCAACGATTGTATTTACTTCTTCACCTAACGAATATCTATCAATCACATTAGATTTGTTTGCAATACGTTCATTACTATCTTCTAAGTTGAATAATGTAGAAATGATTGCGTCCATCTTCTCTACTAAGGATGTTAATTTAACATTTTGTTCTTTTAACGCTTGATATTCTAAATTTCTACGCATTTCTGTTTGTTGTTGTTTGTCTTTTTCTTCTCTAATACCATCTGCAAAGCGAGAAATTGCTTCATATACTGCCGATTGAGTGCGATTGAAGATATCACTATTAATGACACGTTCAATAGCAGCGATCGATACATCATTAGGTATGATTTGTTCGCCACCTCGTAAGTTCATGATTTCGCCACCTTTTTCAAACACAGTAGCATAACCTTTTGGTGCTTTGTTTGTACCTTTGGCAAAACGTCTTGAACCAGTTGGCCCCCAACCACTTTTACCATAAGGTAAATCTCTGCGCCAGTTAGAGTTATTAAAGAACGCAAGTAATTGGTCATAACCATTTTTAATATTGCCGTGTCCTTTAACCTTGTACGAGTTGAAAGTACTTGGTACGTATTGTAATAAACCTTGCGCTGGTGTTCCGCGTAAGTTATTAATATCGCCGATGTTACCTTGTGTTACTCCAGCGTTACCATTGGACTCTCTAGCAATTTGTGCAACGATACCGTTTAATTCTCTGTTAGATAAATTAACTTTCATTTTCTTAGCTGCTCGTTTGATATCGGGTTTCCAAGCACTTGCTGATTTAGATACTCCGCCTTTACTACCGTTGTGTGATTTCAACCATTTAACTGGATCAATAGAATGTCCTGTCATTGAGCCAAAACCATGTTTATTCATTTCATAGTGTAAGTGAGGACCACTACTTGAACCTGTATTACCAGATATACCAATAGCGTCGCCTGGTTTAACACGTTGTCCATTTTTAACAAGCCATTTACTTAAGTGGCCAAAATAAGCATCATAAGGTTTTGCTCTTACGATAACATGTTTCCCAAAGCCTGATGCTGTATGTCTTGTTTCAACTTTACCGCCCATAGGCGTTAGGACTTTTTCATAAATATATGGTAAGTCAATACCTGGATGCGCCCAGTTAAACGGATAGCCTGGTGGTGGACCGTTCGGACTGTATCTTGTAGTAATGTTATCAAGATACTTAATAAATCGACCGTCGCCATCGCCACCAGAAACGTCATCTAACCAACCGCCAAATAACGATTTAACGCCTTCTTTTAGTTGTTTCCACATAGCGTCCCAAAGCATTTTAGGAATTTCACCGTTAACCATACTAAAGTCAACGCCAAACTCTTTTATGACTTTATTAACAAGTTTTCCAGGACTACCAACGTATTGTAATAAGTCGCCTGCCTCCTCTTTAGCCCATGTTCCTGCAGCACCTAGAGCGCCTTTAGTTGTGTTAATCATTTTCTTAGCACCATCACTAAGAGATTTAACTGTATGTTTAGCACCCGAGCCTATATCTTTAGTTTTGTCAGTAACGTATTTCCACGCTTCTTTTGCAGCGCCTCCAGCACCACCTGCACCAAAACCACCTTGTCCCATCATTTCTCCAGCGTCAAATGTAGGGTGATTATGTTTTTTGCGTTTCTTAGCGTCTCTTAGCATACGTTTTCTAACATCTGCACCACTATCTGTACCTCTAGAGAATTTAGGGATAAAACCTTGATTTCGGAGTTTTTGAGTGTTTCTACCACTTATAACTTTATCGCCTTTATCCAATGGGAAAATTACATCTTTACCAATAGGCGCAATGATTGATCCGTTTTTACGTTGCACCAACTCTTGATGTCCGTTCGATCCTGTTCCATTTCCTCTACCTTTGTCATTCAAAGTAGCTAGTGTAGGACGGTTAATTGCACCATTTGATACGAAACTTTGTGAGTTTGCACCTTCTGTACCAGTAGAGAGTTTAGGTATTTTACTATCTATACCTAATTTACCGCCAACGAAGTTTACAGCATTTATAAGAGCATTAAGCCCTTTTTTAACACCACTCACCATGCCGTTAATGTGACCTTCGATACGACCTACGAAATTTTTAATTCCATTAGTCATATTAGAAAATGTATTTTTCACTTTAGACCATAATGAAGATGTTATATTTACCATGCTGTTTTTCATTGATTTCCATTTAGAAATGGTGTTGCTTTTCACTCTGCTAAAGACAGCGCTAGTTCCACTTTTTAAACTATTCCAGTTACGCTTAACACCGACCCACAACAATTTAGCTAGTTTAATCGTGTTGTTTTTAATACTATTCCATGTTCGGCTCATGTAACTTTTAACACTGTTGAATAATTTTGTTGTCCCACTCTTTAATGTGTTCCAATTACGTTTAACACCAGACCATAGTGCCTTAGCTAGTCGGATAGTATTATTCTTAATGTTGTTCCATGTCTTATTCATATAGCTTTTAACACTATTAAAAATACGATGTGTCCCTTTTGAAAGGCTATTCCACGTCGATTTTACGCCTGACCAAAGACTTTTAGCGAATTTAACAGTTGTGTTCTTAATACTACGCCATACATTAGACATGAATTTTTTTAGTTTATTAAAGATACTACGTGTTACTTTAGACAAGTTATTAAATGTATTTTTTACGCCGCTACTCAAACCTTTAGCGAGTTTTACTGTTGTGTTTTTAATAGCATTCCATGCTTTACTCATCCATGCTTTTAAAGCACCTACTATTTTCTTAACACCATTACTCATACTTCGAATAGCTTTTACCACACCATTCTTTATAGCGTTCCATGTTTTGATTGAAATAGATTTTATGGCGTTCCACGTTGTAGAAACAAATTTTTTCAAACCACTAATCACAGTTTTAGCACCATTTACTAATGATCTAATAATCTTCAATACGCCATTCTTAATAGCTGACCATGTTTTTAAGGAAATATTTTTAATAAAATTCCATATACTACTAAAGAATGATTTTAAGCCATTGAAACTAGCCCTTACTAAGCTGACTAAACTTTTAGCAATAGTAAGTATTCCGTTCTTGATAGCATTCCATGTCTTTATACTGGTTGTTTTTATAAAATTCCATATACCTGAGATAATATTTTTTAACGCTTGCATAGGATGTTGAACTGCAAACTTAATCGCATTCCATGTTACTTTTGCAGCGTTTTTCAAAGTGTTCCAAATAGCAATAGTTGAGTTCTTAATAGCGTTCCAAATATTAATAATGTATGGTTTAAGGAAACCAAATACTGCTATTGCGCTATTCTTAATAGAATTCCACGCTTTTATCACAAAGTTACGGAATGTTTCGTTATTCTTCCATAAGTAAATAATGGCAGCAGTTAAAGCACCGATAACGGTGATTACAATACCAATCGGACCTGTCATAAATCTTAGTGCTAGTCCTAAGCCTCTAGTTGCAAGTGCAGCAGCTTTAGTAACAACTGCCCATGCTTTAGTTGCAGCAGTTGTTATTTTTGCTTGTATAGCTTGTCGCTTCATTCCTAATGTTGCAAATGCACCTTGCGCACCTAACAACTTCTCTGCACCTGTAACAGCAAGTAAAGCACCTCTCATACCACTCAAAGCACCTTTAACTAAAAATATTGGTTTAAGTAATAATAAGATAGCACCTGTCAAAGCTACTGTTGAACCTAATATTTTACCTATCATCAGATGTGTATTAACCATGCTTGCCATCCAACCAGTTATAGCATTAGTTATCGACAATGTGACTGACGCAACTGGAGCCATACCTTTCACCAATCCCCATAACACACCAGTTATATTTTTAATTAACTGCCATACTTTAGGACCATTTGTTTCTAGGTATTCAATAAACTGTTTGAAACCGTCTGAACGTTTTAATTCTTCACTCCAGTTTCTAAAACCCTCTGTTACACTTTCTATACCTAGTAATACGTTGTGAGAATGTCCACTAAATGCACTGAACAGATTAAACAAACCAGCAAATACATTACCGAATATTCTTCCAACGATAGGCAAGTTAGTTTTAGTGTATTCAACAAAATCATTTATCGCTTTAGAGGCTTCAACACTATTTGCCCATTTTCTAAATGACAATGCCATATTTTCAAAACCTTTTGATGCCCATACAAATAATGGACTAAGTTTGTTGAATACAGCGGTTGTACCGTCTACAAAATGATAAGCGCCTTGTAATAGATGACCGAACGCTTGTGTCCCTTGTGTATTTAGAATGTTGAAAGCAGTTTTTGCATTGGATGAAGTTTTAACCCAATTCAACATCTTTCCACTCATACCTTCTATTTGTTCTGCTGTACGTGTTAGGAAAGGATTTAGGTTAGATAGAGAAGTTCTAGCAATATTAATGCCATTACTAAGTGTGTTAAAAATTTTAGCTTGATTTTGAGCGATAAGCGCTTCCCATTCATTTTTTAAACTACTCAACACACTTTGATAACGTCTTGTTTCATTAGTTAATGCTAATTCGCCATCTTCTAATTTTTTAAGTGCATATGTGGCTTGACCTGCAAACGCATTAATAGCGCCCATACCAATACCAAATGCACCACCTAGACCGATAGCGCCTCCAGCTAATGATGTGAGCATACCACCGATACCAGCACCAGCACTAACAACTGAACCCATGATTGGTACTAAGTTAGCAAATTGTGTAGCCATGACTTCACCAACTACACCTTGTGTAATTTCGCCTAAACTTCTTAATGTAGTAGCGATACGATCCATACTACCTCTAGCACCTGCAAAACCTGCGCCCATTAAGGTAGCGGCTAACGCCACTTTTCGTTGCGATCTAGCGACTTCATCTAATTCATCTGATAGTTCATCTGCTCGACCTTGTGCAATTTGCATAGCGATACTTTCTTTTAGAATATCGTTACGTAACTTGTCGGCTTGTCTACTTGTAGAACCATGTGCTAATGACACTTCTCTTAAATTTTGTTTAAGTAAGTTAATGTTAGCCTTAGATTTCGTGATAGTATAGTTCATTTCTGTTAAGTGATCTTTATAATTATCAACTGAACGTGTACCTTGCTTAAAAGCGATTTCGCTAAGTTTCGCTCTATTTTTAAGTTCACCTAAGCTATTCTTTACTTGGTCACTAGAACGGTTAAACTGTTTGTAAGCTAATTCTGTCTCTTTTAATTCACGATTATAAGTAGAAAGTTGATTTTCTGCTTGTTGCACTGCTCTGGAGGCACTATTAAGCTTTCTTTTTTGTTCTTCAGTAACCACATTAGATTTACTGATTTCACTTCTAACATCTTCCAAGCTATCTTGTCGCTTTTTAAGTAAACCTTCCTGCGCTTTAATTGCTTTTCCTAAGTTTTTTTCTCTATCAGCGAGTTGTTCAGCACTTAACTCATTTCTCTTAAACTCTGAGCGTTGAGAGCGTAAAGATTTATTGATGTTCTTTAGTTCTCGTTCTAATGTTCTAGAGGAGGCTTTTATGGGGTCAACATCCATCGATACCTCTGCACCTAAATTAAAATCTGCCATTATTCCACCTCCTTATTTTTAAATTAATGCCATCATTTGTTCAGGACTTAATGCTCCTGCTTTAGCCACTTTAGAAGCCTTACGCTTACGTTTTTTCGTATTGAAGTATTTATCAAAATCTTCCATAACAATTGCGTCAACTTCATGTGGTTTATACTGTGCATCCTCAATGAAATGACGGTAAACTAAATAAATATCTTCAACTATTTCGTCTGCTGTTTTGTCTTTGTTGTAGTCGCTTTTTTCTTTGACTTTCCCGCATCATTACTAGCGAAGATTTTGCTATAAGTATCTGGCAAACTGTTTTCGACTTCTAAACCGTCAAACACTTCATCAATCGTGAATTGATTGTCGAATACTTTAACTAATAAATTTGCGAACTCGTCATAAATTTCAAAATCTTCATCGTTGCCTTCTTCTTTGATTTGCTCGTTTAGTTCTTCTGATTTATTTAAGAACTCTTTATACTCATCTGTTGCTTCTAGCTCGTCTAGTTCTTGATATAATTTTTCTGCTTCTTCATCCGTCTCTACATCTGCTAATTTATTCTCTACTTTTTCAATTTTGTTTAAGATTGAACGATGTTTACGGTATAAGTTTTGTAACTCGCCGATTGTACTAAAACCTGTTTGTAATTTTTGCTCGAACTCTGCTTGTGCTTTAACTGCACCTAAATTCAATTTATCTTTAACAAATGTTTTGTTTTTACCATCAATTTTTAAAATTACTTTAGCCATTCAAACTACTCCCTTATCAGTTATTTTTGTATACAAAAATAGGCGACTTATTACAGTCGCCTTAAATCATTTATGCAGCTGGTGTATTGTCGGCAGTCGTCACTGCGTCGTCACCATGAATTGCTTTATAGAAATCTTCTTCGTTGAAATCTGGATCTGCACTATGAATACGTGCAAATACTAATTTGTCATTATCACGTTGTACGAATGAACCTTCCATTTCTACTTGGTCTTGTTGCTCTGGACTATCTTCCATAGTAGATGCACTTGTATTAGGAATATTGAAGTTACCACGAGTTAAACCATAGTAGATGTAAGAACCATCATTGCAACGATACTTCCATGAAACTGATAAATATGGAGGTACTAAATCAGAAGTGTATAATTCCATACCTTTATCCACTTTTACTCCTAAGAATTGTTCGCGTTCTTCTTTGTTAAGCTCCATTAAGTTTGCTGTTGCAGTCGCACCAGTGATACCACTGAATAAGTTTAATTTTTTAACACCGTCTGCGTATACTGGTTCGTTACCTTGCTCTAATTCTAATCCGATTTCTTGTAAACCTGGAATGTCTGTTAAAGGTCCTGCTTCATAACCGTTACCTTCTTGACGACGTGCTTTAAAACCCTCACATGTAATTGCTACTTTTTTATCTGCCATAATTAATTACTCCTTTACTGGTAAGATTATTTTGTATTCGTTCATTTGATTAAAAATGCCGAGTTCCTTATCTTTCGAAAGGTCTCGGCTTATCACTCTGCCATTGTGTTGTTTGATAATGTCGTTCACATACTCGCTTACTGTGTAAGTGGTATTGATGTCATTACCAAACGTTTCAATGGCAAATAAAAAACGATAGTATTCACTATCGCCATCTCTATATATTGTGTTTTGTAATAATATTTCTGTAATTCTTACTAAAGGTGCGTATTCTGCTTTTTGATAGTTTTCAGGAATTTCAAAATTAAATATTTTAGGTTGCTTACTAGAATTGAGTAATCTCTCTAACTCTTTATCGCTTTTTAGCCATGAATATACACGTACAATAGGATGTCTAGTCAATATCGACCATATTCCTTACTGCTTCTTTATATATCGCTAAAATAGGTGCTTTACTCATTTCTAATGAACGTCGCATAAAGTGTTGTGGTGGTTGACCCATAGAACGTGTGGAGGGACGAGTACCGACATCAGGAAAGTGGATATACCAACCAGCATCTTTACGTTTACGACCTTTATCAAAACCAACTGTTTTAGTTGGATTAAGTTCATCACGACTGAAATTAGAGATTTTTAATACCTCTATTGCATGAGTTGAATGTGTTTGTCGCTTGTGTACTGGTGTATTAGCCTCAATGTTAGCTTTGTAGAGTTTTGCAGCCTTTGTTACTGCCTGTTTTGATTGCTTTTCACTATTGATAACTAATTTTCTAATTTTATCTGATATATCCTTATCACTGTCGTAACGTTGTTTAGTCATTACTCTACCACCTCGCATTTCAACATTTGACGCTCTAAATCTTGTAAGTCTGTTTCGATATATTTAATCTTGTATCCTTTTCCTTTGAATTCAACTATCATATCTGACTGTATATCAGCCTTTTGTCGATAACGGATAATAAAGTCGATTGTTCCCCGTCTTGCCTCTAGGCCCATTTCTCTAAATTCTTTTATTGTAGTTTTTGACACTTCGCAATAAGGAGTGGCAATCAACTTCTTATCTGTTACATATATACCTTCATCATTGACTGTTTCAGTTTGGTCATAAATCTTTATTCTATGTTTGAGCCTTCCGATTTCCATAAAGCATACGCTCCTCTCAAACTTTGAATAAGCGCTAGTGATGAAGGAGCTACATTGTGCTTAGCGAATTGACTTGTAATTGATCTATTCTCGTAGTGATGACCAACTTGGTTAATCACAGCTAAGTTGTAAAGTGCATTACCTTTATAAAAAGCATTTGCTTTGCCATAACCACTTACAGCGCCCTGTATTTCTTGTTCAGACGCTTGTATCAACCCTAAAATTTCATCATCATCAAAATCATGGTCAACTCTTAAACGATTTTTAACTTCTTCAAGTTCCAAAGTAAGCATTTAATCACCTACTTTTTATCTTTATTATCAATACGTTCTAAGAAAGGACCTTTAAATCCTTTTTCGCTCAATGTTTTCTCTACTGCATCAGCACGTTTTACTGTCATTTCGACTTCTTCATTCTTTTTAAGTACACGCTTTAACTCTAAGTCGTTATATTGTTGTTTAACTTTAAAATTAGCCATTATTTAGCCTCCTTTTATGCTTCTGGTGAGCCAGTGCCTAAATCTCCAGCTGTACCTGTGTAAGTTAAGAAACGACCTGCTTCTTCTACACCTTTTACAACGTCAAAGCGCATGTAAGTTGCTAAAACTTGACCATAAATTTCATTTTCTACCCATTTAACAGTAGCTTGTTTACGGTCTGCAAAGAAGATTGCGTAGTTTAAATCGCCGATAAACGCTTTTTTATCGCCCTTAGCACCTAAAATTTCATCTTTAACGATGAATACTGGACGACCAAATAAAGTTGTACCTGATTTGCTAGTGATATCTTGTTTTAATAAATACTGACCATTTTTGTCTTTAAGTGTATCTAACGCTTGATAGAACGATTGAGACACAACTAATGAAAGATTATAAGCTGGATCAATATCTACATTGATGATTGCTTTAATATCATCTAAGTTAGCAGTATTAACTGCCTCAAATGTTTTCATTACATCTGCAATTTGTTGGTTAGTTGTATTCAAAGCTTGACGTGCATTGTTTTTAGCAATGATTTGAGCAAGATTTGCTTCACTATCGTCTAAACTTTCTTGAGAAACTGGAATTTGACCACGATATGTTTTGATTTTGTAATCAATGTCTGTGAATTTAGGTTTAGCTAGTTCTGGGTTTTTCTCTAATTCTTCAACTGCAATCATTGTTTCTTGTGCAGGATTTAAAATTGGATGAGAGCCAGCAGCAGTTGTAACTTGTTGAACGTTTACGAATTTTTTAAGGTCAACTACCGTTTCAGGTAATTCTTCTGGCACATACTTAATATCTTCTGGAATTAAAGGTTGTGCATCGACTGATTTAACGTTGTCACGTTTAGCCCCTTTTGATTTAATGTAATCTACAAAGCCTTGTGCTTCGTCAGATAACTTGCTTTGTTTGTTTTCAATAATTTGTCTTGTCATTGAGCGTTTGCCTCCTGGTTTCTTTTTATCTTCTAATTCATCGTCAGTTGGTTCTTCAACTGTTTCTTTTTTCACTTCAACCTTTTCTGGTTGTTCTTTCTTCTCTGTTACTTCTACATCTTTACTTTCAGCATCTGGTTTGTCGTTTTTCACTTCTGTTTCTGTTTTCTCAGTAGATGCAGGCTTGTCGGAATTACTTGAGATTTTTTCTTCTGATTGAACAGCGTCAGCAATTTCTTTTTGTTCATTGTAAGTTGTTTTAGCTTGTTCAATTTCTTCTTTTAACTTTCTAGCAGTTTCTACATCTCCATCTGCGACTGCTTTTTGTGCTTGGTCAATTAAATCATTAATCGACTTCGCTTGTTCGTCTAATGTAGCCATTAGCTTCACTCCTTTAATTTATTTATTAAAATTCGGCATAAAAAATAGCCTACGTATCTACACGTAAGCTTTCTAAGTCGAACTCTAATTTATACTTTTCTAACTCTTTAAATTTGTCGAGACCTTTAGCACGTTGCCCTACAACGACGGATGTATCTCGATACGCTGGTAGAGTAACAATACTTACTTCTAGTAATTCATCAATCGTGTTAATCGTTTGTACATATTCACCGTTAATCTTTGACCATGTTCTTGCAGTATCGTCGTTAATAGGGAGTGTATAAAAAAAGCTGCATTGGTTTACATTACCTGCTTTGATATTTTCATAAATATCTCTTGCATAGCTTGTGTTTGGTAAGAAACACTTGAAATAAAGACCTTTGTCGTCAACAGTTAGTTCTAACGTATTTGCTAATGTACGACCAACGATTTGATTATAATCATGATTGATTAAACACTTAACATCTGTTACATCTACCTGACTTAGTGCAGTCGGACTTATAATTTCTTTAAACCCTCCTAAGTCATCGCTTAATGTGTCGAAAATAATTGCATAACCTTCTACTACCATTTCTTCATCAGTAGTTGTTTCAATCTGACTGTATGCCACCCAGTTCATCACCTCCTTTATTGAGGCTATCTATATTCTTCTGAACTTTACTATCTTGATAAGCTGATAAATCTTTTAAGAATATAGTGTTTAAATCAGCGAGTGGCTCACTGCCATTTTCTACTGGTTTAAAGCCAAATTGCGCTCTAGCTTCATCTAACGTAATAATTTTCTTAGTAAATAACTGCGTAACACGTTCAAGTTTTACTTCTGGATCACTATCAATCAAACGTGCTACGTCATAATCGAGTGTTACTTCATATGGCGCTTGAGCAAATAATTTTTCTTCAATTTCTGCATTCATCATTGAGAAAATTGGATATAACGTACTTCTGTAATATTCAATACCACTGTCTTTTAAAGAAGTATTAACAGTTTCGATACCTAGTTTCGATAAAGGCAAACCAAATGCTTTAGCAACCTGTTGGGTACTAAATTTATAGCTATTTAAAAAGTTCAACACTTCGGTTGGTACTTTTAATCTGTCAAAAGTCATTGTGTCATCTAACATAACTAAACCGTTATTATTCTTTAATTGACTGTTTTCAAAATTTTGTCTGATTATCTCTAATTCTTCATCAGAATAACGACCATCTTCATATTTAAGTATTGCAGTAGAAGTACCACCATTTTTAAAGAACTCATCTAAGAATTTCTTACTTCCCATTGAAATGCCAATTTCATTAGCTAGAGCAAATAAAGGACTATAACCGTTAAATCCGTCCATTGAAAACATTCTAAAATGAAGTACATCTTCTGTATCAAAACGGACATGACCGTCATGTTCATCAATGTAGTTGTACTTAATTTTATCATCGATTTGTTCAATAGATACTGTGCTATTTTGCATGTGGTAAAGTTCTATCGGTTGTCCTTTATCATCTCTTACAATTTCAACGTACGAGTTACCGTTTAAAAGCATGTTAGCCACAATAATATATTTAAAATGCCATGCATCAAGATATGGATTAGGTCGTCTATTAAGTAGTTTAAGTATTTTCTTATCATCATCTAAATAACTATCTTTATCATTGAATTGAATACTTGTACTAGCTATGTCTTTAGAGATAATGTCAATTGCAGTAAATACATCACTATTTCTTAATGAACTAATACCATTCCATGTAATGCCACCTAAACCATTAGCCTCTGTAATCATACGTAAGGTACTTCTATCAACTGTTACTTCATTACTACGTCTGAAACCATTAAAATTAAATACGCCCATTAACTATTTCCACCTCCTCCCTTAAAAGGTTGGTCAAGTGTTAATGCAAAGCCAGTTACAAGTAGTCCAGCAATAATAAAACCTAATGGTTTCCACGCTAAATATGCACCATATCCAATTAAGATAATGCCAATTAAGGTTAATAGTAAGATAATAATATTCTTTGCTATTTCCATACGTGCCACCTCCTTATATAAATACTGGTAATGCTCGTTTTTTATCCCATTCATGCTCACTTGCTATAACGTATGCAAATATCGTACTCATTAATGGATCAATCTTTTCACGATTGAGCTTTTTCTCAATCATGACACTATCATTTACATTCTTAGCCACTGCATTTTTTACTGCGATATCGAGTAATGGATTTTTATGATGTTTAATTTGTTCGTCTATAACTTTTAATCTAAAGTCAATGACTGGATTAGATAACGTCATAGCGCCTTGACGAATTTCAATTAATTCATAACGCCAATTTCGTTTTTCAATTTCTGCAATAAAACCATGAATAGCATGCGGATCATAACAAATAGCTTGAACATCTAAATTGTTAGTTAAGATATATTTTTCAATGTAATCTAATACTTGATTACTGTTGATAATGCCACTTTGTAAGTCGGTGATTGTACAATAACCATGTTGTGCCATTTGTCTGTAATCTATTAAGTCACGTTCAATTTTTGCTTGAAGCCCACCTTTAGTAGCAACAAATGAATGACTTGTGACAAAATATTGTTTTTTAACCTCATCTAAGTGTATAAATGATACTGCGGTTAAATCATCTGCGCGAGACAAGTCTAATCCAATATATGTTTTAGTCCCTTTAATATCGAATTCAGTTTCGTTTTTCTTCCAATCATTGAAATCTAAGTAAGATTCTTCGCTTGCTTGCATCCAATAATTAAAATTTTTAACTAAAACTCGGAACATCGTCCCTTTTTTAACTGCTTCATCTACTCGTTTTTGTAAGAAATCTTCAATCTGTTCTTTTAGATCATCATTTTCATTGATAAGTGGATTACTTTTTGCCCACATGGTTTTGTCTTGCCATTCTTCCTCGCTATCTTGTTCAAAGATTATCGCAAAATATTGTTCATCATGGTAAGTGTCGGCAAGTATTTCTTTAGCATAGGGCCATTCATCCATATACATTGGAGCGTTTAGATTAAATCCTGCCGTTGAGATGATAAAGATTAAGCTTTGCATTAAGTTACCTTGACCTGATTGTATCAACTCGAGCATTTCATTCGTTTTTGCAGCATGATACTCGTCAATTACTGCCAAGAAAGGTTCGAAACCGTCTACCGCTCCAGTATCACGAGAGAGAGGCATAACATACGAACCATCTTTATTGTGTTGAAGTAATTCACGTACTTTCTTTACGTCTTTCTTAAGTTCTGGTACTTGAGAAACGAAATACATCAATTGTTTAGCAACCATATTGAATACTATACTAGCTTGTTTCTTATCATTCGCAGCACAAAAGATTTGTCGCCCTTCGCTTGGTTCTCTGTCGAATAAAAATGAATACAGTACCAAACCGCTGACTAAAAGTGACTTACCGCCCTTACGAGCCATTGAAATAAAAGCTTTATTAAATCTTAAGTAGTCGTTATCATCAAACCAACCACGCACCATTGAAATAATAAACTTCTGAAACATCGCTAATTTATGAAACTTACCTTTTGTATCTGGTAAAGCTTCAATAAACTTGATTACTTTCTTAGCACGCTTCGGTTTATATGCATAATTAAAGTTATCATCTTCAATACTGCGTTTAATATCTTTTAAATGACGAATGCAAGCCAGTTGCGTATCTTTGCAAGTAATAAATGTGCCAGATAGTACCATGACACAGTATTTGTAAGCGTCATCTTTGTACTCATCGGGGACGTTTAAGTATTCTTCGTAAGATTTAGGTATTTTAACGTTAGTCATCGTCATCAACACCAAATTGATCATACACAGATTGTTTTTGTTCATCAGGTGTAGGGACAACTAACTTCATTCGACTGTCAATCGTCATTCCTAATTGTCCACAGATCGATTTTAGTTCTTTTATTCCATCCATGTAAGTAAAGTATTGAGGCGTTCGTTTTGTACCTTCTTCATTCACTGTGCCATGTTGCATAATATGACGATACGCTTCATCTGTAAGTGATACTAATTGGCAGTAACGTTTGATACGATCATAATCAAGTTCTGCGATAGGTAATTGTTCGAGTAAAGGAATGATACGTTTCCACTCTTTTTTACCTTCTTTAGTTAAATCAGTCGGAAAACTCTTTATATCAATCTTATTAAATTGAGATAAGCCATTTTCTTTAAGTTCTTGATATTCTAAATCTTCTTTATTGTGATTTCCTGTTTTTGCAGCGTTCAATTTACGTGGTCTAGCCATGTTCTCACCTCCAAATAGCGATTTTAGATTTTTAGTTTCTAGAATTTGGGTACAAAAAAGTTATCGAGCGATTACGCCCTACGTGTATCAGACAGGGGGTATATCAAGCCCTCCCTTAAAATTCCGATACATTGTTCATCGTTTCCGTCTTTGCCCCCTATGGCTCTCTAAATGGCACTCGGCACATACCGTTTCTAAGTTGTTTATATCAAGTCGTTTTTCCCAATCATCTTTTAATTCAATAATGTGATGAACGTAAAAACGTTGACCTTTTTTCACTGGATTAACGTAACCTTTTCTAAGACACGACTGACACAGATATTTATCTCGTAATAGCACTTGTTTACGTTTGTTTCTCCACTCTTTTGAGTGATAGAACTCCATATACTTGCTATCCTTACCATATCTCGTGTGTGCGTTATACTGTTTGGCATTACGTTGCCTATTACGTTCCCTTTGTGCCTTGTACTCGCTCTCAGTCATTGTCTTTCTTCCTTGTCTAATCTTTGGTTGAATGAATGACAAATGATTTCACTTCTTTCAAGACAAAAAGAAAAGAACAAACAACAATGAAGTTGAATGTTCTTTTTGATTGTTAGATATTATTATCACAAATCAATTATAAGTTTTACTTATCAATAAATAAAATTAATGTTGATGTTGCTTATCTTGTTGAAGTTGTTGATTGTGTTGATGTTGTTGTTTGTGTTGTTCTTGTTGATTGATATAACTGTTCACAATCTCATCTATTCTTTTGTTTAAGTTATCCCTACCAATCTTCATAATCTTTTTAACTTGAGTGAAGTTCTTTCCTTTCTTAAACTCATACAAGATGTTAAGGTTCATATCATCATTTATCTTATGTTCATACTTATCTATAAACTCTACAACTTCTATATGTTTGTACAACACTCTATACAATGTGTCATTACGTGTGACGATATTCAACACCTTATTTGAAGTATGTCCTTTACCTTTAGGCATAGTAGCCTCTATACCATATTGAGCAGTACCGTTACTCTCTTTGGTATATCCCTCATCTACTAATCTATTTCTACGCCAATGGTATTCAAATATCATATCCCTGATTTGTTCGTGTGTGTACAAGTGATTACCTCCATTACTTAAAATGTTTCTTCGCTCTTTGTATTTCAAACTCCACATCTTCTATATCGCAGTCTCTCACGTACTTAGTGAATAAGTACACATTCGTATATCTCTGTGAGTCTAACTCCTGACGTAAGACTGTGTTGTTACCTATTGCTATGAGTAGAAGTATGCCGAGTATAATGGTTAATGCTATCCACACTATTCACTCACCTCTGCCTTGATTTTATTCAAATCAATCTGATCCCACTCACTAGCAAAGTCCTTAGGTGCAGTATCAATATCATCTTCGCTTTCTAGCTTGATGATGATTGGTTTAATAAGTAGGTATAGTAACTCTGCAAATATAAGATTAATTAATATGCGTTTAAACATCATACTTACCTCCTAATCTATGATAGTTATGCCCACAATGATTACATCTCATATATTCGATTGGACTGTTATAATCTTTAGCCATTAGATTTCCACCTAACATTTTGCAATTAGGACATTCACTTAATCCTGTGATTTTCTTATGTTTCTCTTTAGCTTCTTCCTTACTCTCTGCCTCAACAATAGAGAGAGTTTCGTTTTTCCGCGCTTTCTCTATATCTGTGTGAATGTGACCCGTGCTATCTGTGAATTGGCGTATTAGGTATTGCATTATTTATTAAGCACTTCCTTTACACGTTGATAAATATCTTCATTACTCTCCCGTACTTCCGTATGCTCCACGTTCTGATATTTCATCAAACTCTTGCACCTCCGTTGGCTCTGGCAACATCACTGGTGTAACAACTAACTGCGCTAAACGTGTGCCTGCTTTAACTATGATTGCCTCATCACCGATATTGTCTGTGATAATGCCAATTTCTTTGTTATACGTGTGATCAATTGTACCTAACGCTACACGTAACTTAGTTTTAAGTGAATTACCTGAACGTGGTCTCACTTGTGCTTCATATCCATATGCTAAATCAATAGCAATATGGGTAGGCACTACTTTTGTACTATGCGCTAGAATAGTTGTATCTTCTGCTACATATAAATCTAATCCACTATCTGTCGGATTTGCTCTTGTTGGTAAGATTGCTTTCTCACTTAGTTTTTTAATTGGTAAAATTGTCATTTATTGTTCCTCCTTAAATGTATGCTGCTTTACTTGTTTTTCGTACTCTTTATCGGATAGTGGTACTGATCTAATAGAATTATCAATACTCATTTGTAGTTCAGTATATGGTTTAAACATACCGTGAATAACCACTTCATCACTCATCACTACCACGCTCCCTAATAATGTCCAAATAGCGTTCATAAAATTCAGCTCCACCATTAAAGCCATGTTTTCTATTTGCATTAGCCGAAGTTTCGAACATTTCTTCTAACTCATCTAATATTTCTGCCTTACTTTTCACTTCTGCCATATCATTGATAAGTTCATCACGTTGGCGTTTATAATCACTACATTTCTTCGTCATCTCATAGAGTTTTTCTATTAGAGTATTCAAACTCTTAACAACATTGTGATATTCTTCCATAGATAACTTAACTTCTGCCATTCCTATCCCTCATTCCATTTAGAATTCTCTTTCAATAGTCCTGCGTCCCTTAGATCATCATTCAAACTACGTGTTCCGTCCTCGTACCAAACATTAGCGAGATACCTACCGAACACATCACTCTTGTACGTCTGAACATAGATATCCTTATGTTCTACACATTCTCTAGTAAACGCTGTTGCCTCTTTAAACTTATCCTGTCCTCTTTCTGGCGTATCGACACCTAGCAAACGTACACGACGTTTAGCGTAGGTATCAAAGCCACAATCAAGCAAGATATCCAAAGTATCCCCGTCAACAACATTGGTGCATGTTGCTTTGTAGGTGTAGATATTGTTGATGTCTATCGTAAACACTCCCTATCCTTATTGATTTGGTAGTCCTGTACTCATTACTTCGTCATATGCTATATCGTTATTTAATTCATCTATCAAGTCGCTTATCTCTTTGTGCGTCATTGCTTTTATTTCTTTGCGACTGTAATCAGTAAGTGAAGTTTGATTTTGTAAACTTTCAACATACTTAACTTGTTTATCTGTTGCCATTCCTTACACACTCCCTGTTCATATTCTTTACAATCTTCACAAGTTCTAGGATATCCTGGTGGTTCTTTTAACTCTTTGCTACCTTCAACAATTAAGTCGTCCATCAAACAACCACAAAAATCACATAATGTACCATCTAACATCATATCTACTATTTCACCCATTAATAAAACACTCCCTGTTCCTTTTTATGTCACACTCACTAACTTTCATCGTCACTCTAATTCCTGCTACCTTAACCACAAAGCCTTTGGCACCTAACTCACGTAACTCCTTTTGTATTTGTGTAGGTGTCTTGCCTTGTGTGTTGTAGCGATAGCGTTGGTTAATTGTGTTGCTAAGTATCATGAGATTAACTCCTCACATATCTCATCAAACGTTTGAATACCTCTACCGTCAGTAATATCCATGATTACGCCATACACATATTGATTGATACTGAACTCTGCTCTGTCCTGTTCATCTGAAATATGTCCTGTCCCTTGTCTGATGTCGGTACATTGAACATAAATCTTAATGTCCTTCTCACTAGCTTTTTTAAGATGCTGTGCGTACCCCATTTCGCAAATTGTTCCTTGTGCATGCGGTAGGTAGTCGAATATCATAACATCGCTTGTTTCCATGCCTAATGTGTCGTTGAACACAATGCGTTCTGCTAATTTATCTTGATTAGCATTTGTTTTATCATTTATGTCTTTGTCGTCATGTGGTGCGTAGACTTTAAAGCCTAATCGCTGTAATTCTTGTTTCTCCCACTCACGACGCATTTGTTGTCCTATGCTTAGCATGTCGCCACCTAAATAGATCATTGTTCTGCCTCCATTTTTTCGATTAATCTATCTGCATAATCTCTAGCTTTTTTGATATCTGCTAGTTCATCATCTTTTCGACCTGCACGAACTGGATATTTAATCATGTTGCCTTTCATAAAGCCTTTGAACTGTTCGAATGGTAATTGTTGATATAAGAAATCGATAACATCTATATTTTCACTACCTTTATAATGGTCAGGTATATTATTGTCTTGTCCTTCCTTCATATCCACCTTACGTGTGAATGGCTCGTTTACTCTGATAAAATCATCATTATCAGTAAGTGTGAATTTATAACCACCTGCATTCTCTACCTCTGCATACCAAACTGTTTTCAAACCTTTTTCTATTGCATACACACGATTGACTATGGCCGTTTGCATAGCATTAATACCTTTAAATGCTGCTTGGAACTGAACAATATTATCTACTTTCAAATCAATTATTCTTACATTTTCCATTCCGCTACCCCCTTACCTTTGGAAATATGTCATTCTCCGATAAGTATCTAAACCACTTACTACTCACTCTGTGCTTAGCAACCTCACGTTCTGCACGTTTAGCCCTAGCAATACGCTCTTCTCTACGTTTACGTTTCAACGCTCTTTCGTGTCTAAGTTCAGCTTGCTGTATCTCATACAACTGCTTAGCTGTTAATTGCTTTTCATTTCTTTCGTACATCTGCACCATATTCATATACTCCTTTTCCGTATAATAATTCTGGACCACGTAGGCCTTCTTTATATCTTTTACGAACTGTGCTATCTGATACATCAAAATATTTATATACATCACATAACCTGTAACGTTTACCATCTAAATTCACTTTCGGCATGGTGTCACTTCCAATCTGCATAACTGACACTAACATCAGTAATGTTTTTGATATTATCTAGTAAATTGTCAGGATCATTCTTATATCTATTAGAGTAATGTTCGATGTAGTTTTCTCTATCTGCATGTTTGCTTATCCAAATAGGTTGTTCTACTTCCACAGTTAGGTCGAATGTGAGTTTTAAAGTTTCCTCATGCATGATTTATTCTCCTTCCACAATTTTGATTGCATCTTCCACACTTCTCGCTACGCCATATAAAATGTTTTGCGTTTCTGCAAAATCTCTAAATTTCTTTTGTTCAGGTCGTAATCTTCCACTTTCTGTTTTTACTTCGATTGCTATAAACTTGCCATCCGACTTACGATAACCGAATGTATCAGGAAATCCTTTCGGCAATAATTTAATAATGCGATTGTCTTTAGTTACGACCTTACCTGCGTTTGCTCTCCACAATCTATGACCACGTTGGTTGATTGCTAAGATAATTTCATTTTGTATTTTTTGTTCGCTTGGCATAAATTCCCTCCACAGTGTATGGTAAAGTGTAGGGTGAAAATAGCCTTCAACCCTTACTGGCTCTAAATTCGAATGAAATCGTGTAGGGAGGCGCTAAAAAAGTTTCTCTATACTTTTATATATTTTTTTATTTTTGTATACGACTTTTATATTAACCACCCTACACTTTTTTAATAAGTTAAATAAAAACCTTGATATAATAAGGTTTATAAGGTTAAAAGTGTAATTTTTACCCTACACTTTCACCCTACACCCTACACGATTTATAACGTTTCTAACCCGGGATATTTAGGATTTTTTTCTAAACCTAAATAGTACATTCCGGTATTCATTCTTTTAGATTTAAATTTTTCTTTCATTTTTTGACCAAAGTCTTTATTGCTCATTTTGTAAGCGTTGTTTTCATTCGCCCAATTTTTATACACACTGTACAATTCGTTTGCCTTAACTCTGCCGTCGTCTACTCGCTTGCATTCATCTTCAATAAACTGTTCGATAACATCCATTTCAGTACGATACGCTTTACTTGCTGCCTTCAATTTATCTGGCATTTCTAAGCCTTCTTGCATCCACATATAGGCACCTTCAGCCATCCAATTTAAAATCGCCGGTGCTTCTCTTAACAATTTATATTTAAGATCTTTATCAACTTTTTCTTCAGGTATTTGTACATCGAATGGAATTAATACTAAACGTCTCCAAATCCCATCATCAGTACCACGAATTATAGGTTTGTGGTTAGTAGACACCCATATTTTAAATTTAGGTGTATACTCAAATTCTTCAGCATATAAGAAACGTGCAGTTACTTTGTCACCACCAGTTAACTGTTTGATTAAACCTTCATCAAAACGAAAACCTTCATTTGGTTCAGAACTTGTTACAAATCTCGCTTTGCTTAACCGTGCAATGTCGGTATTAACATTGTCATTTTTCTTTACCATTAATGACTTTGCTTGCATGTTGTTGGAATAGTCACCAAGTATTTCAGAAATAACTTCTACAAAGATACTTTTACCATTACGACCCTTACCAAATAGAATGAACATGATTTGTTCTCTTGTACTACCAGTAAGCGAATAACCTAATGCTTTTTGAATGTAGCGAATAACATTTTTATCGCCTGCAAAAATATCGTTCAAGAAATCTAACCATACTGCTGGTTGCATTTTTTCTGTATAATCAGTATTAGTAATTTGTGAAAACATTTTATTGATATCGTGTTTATAAAGTTCTCTTGAAGTTAAATCAATATAACCATTCGCAACATTTATAAGCATGTCATCTCTATCAAAGTCATCAGGGGTAGCTGGTCGTCGATGCATGAGTTCATTCATAATATTTTTCTTCGCTTGAGTACCGCGTGTCTTTTTATAGTATTTTTGGAAGAACTCTCTCGCTTCTTCTTCTGTAACATCATCACCATGAATTATTTTTTCATCTTTGATACTTTCAATCATTTCATCGATTAATTTACGAATTGAACCTTTATCATCAATTTTCCATTTCATACCATCATAAATATAAAATTTATTGGCAATGTAACTATATTTGTAAAGATTGCCGTATCTATCTATAAATCGGTCTGCGTTGCCTGTGTCGTCGTAACTTCTAATTGGGAAATCTTTTGTTTCTTCTTGATTATCGAATAGTTTGCTTAATGCATATCTAAGTGGGTTATCTTCTGTTTGTTGTTTGGGGGTATAAATATTGTTAGCTTCATTAATTGCTTTGAATAAAGTTTGTTCACCATATGTGGAATTCTTACGTTTTTCATCCCACTTATCACGATACAAATTAGATTGTCTAAAAATACTATCCATTTGCGAATAATCTCTTGCACACCAAAAGGCTAGTATATTCGCTAATGCCATATCAGCCTCAGAATGAGATGTGTAGTAAGGTTCGTAGTTACCCTTCATTAAGTCATCAAATAGTTTAGCTTGTTTTGATTTATATATTTCATTGATAACATCGATTTCAGAAAGATTATGGATATTCTGTTGATAATTATTTGTTGTAGGATATTTCACAGTGTTATCTGGTAAATATTTTTCATAAATTGTTTTAAAGACTTGTTCAGATACTTCTGTAACATCTTTATATTTACCAATCGTTTTACCAGTCATTGTGAAGAAACGACCACTATCATACATTTCTATGTTGCCTTTACGTCTACGACTTCCGGGGATTTTACCTTTTACAATAATGTGTAATCCATTACCACTTGGGCTTACTTCTGTATAACTTTTAAATGCTTCGTTAAATTCACTAACAATATTGTCTAACTTATCCCCTTGTTTAAATCTGTGGAGATCATCATCAATATCATCAATATCAATGCCAAGGTATGGGGGTTCAAAAAAGAACCCTATACCATCGACACCTTCTGCATTAACTGCAGTTTCATAACTAGACCATGTGCTTTTATCATTTGATTTAGCAAACTCACCAGTTTCTGCATTAAAAGGTATTTTTGTACGTTTACCATTACGCTTTTCAAACTTCCACACGCACCAGTTATTTAGTTGTTTTAATTCATCTGGAATATTAGAAAGGTAAGTCGTCATCATTGATGTCTTCACCACCCGCAAATGCATTATTGCTACTTGGTTTATCGTCATCTGATTTCCATTCATGATTCATTTGTGGGAATTTAGTACGTTTAAAATTCCATGGTGCAACACGATTGACGATTTGTTTTTCGCCTTTATATTCATTTTCTTCTTGTTTCACAAATACTCTAACTGGCTTACCTCTGAACATTTCAAGTAACTGTTCAATACTTTCAATTGCTGTACCTTCTGGAACACCTACACCATTTAAGTATTGCATGAAGTTATCCATTTTATATTTATATTGTCCGTCAATTGTGCGTTTCCATTCATCGACGAAAATTACTCTGTTAGCGAATTTAGCTTGATGTTCTGATGTTTTCTTTAAATCGTTTCTTACAACAAGTTGTAATTGTGTTTCTTCTTTTCCATTCTTCGTTGCTCTTTCTGTTGCACTCTTGATAACAACTTCGTATTCTCCTTCTGGTAGGGGTGAAAAGTCATTGCTTTCTAAATTTGAATAATCTGTAGTAAATAATGTCATAGTAAAAATCTCCTTTAATAATTGTATTTTTGTTTGATTGTTTTTAAATCTGCATATAACACCGGAAACGGTGCGTTTTTATAATAAGGATTATTAAATTTAATCCATGATTCTTTGTAATTGTTCGCTTTAGCAAACAAGTAGTAGTCTTCAAGTGTTTCTAGATCTTCCTTATTTTTTTTACGTTTGTCGTATTGCATTAATGTATAATCAACTTTGAAAGGTTTGATATCTGTGAGCTCTGCGTCGTAATTTTCCAGACCTTTCTTTTCTTCTGTTTCATTAATATGACCACAATTAGGGCACTCATACAGTTCAGAAGAATAGACTGTAAAACATTTTTTACATGTTTTTAGTCCTATATCATCGTTTTCTTTACGTTTACGCTTCTTAAATCCTTTAAAATATTTCTTCCAATCATGCGGCGTGTCAGGTAAGCCGTGTCTTGCATAATTACCTACATGGTCAATAATAAGTGCTTTCTTATTAGGTTGATAACGCATTGAACGCATAGCTTGTTGCATGAAAAGCACTAATGAATCAGTTGGCCTAGCTAAGATGACACATGTACAATCAGGTACATCAAATCCCTCTGAAATGAGATCAACATTACATAGAACTTTAATAGCACTTTTTTTAAAATCTTCCATAATTTGAGTTCGTTCTTTGATGTTTGTTTTTGCATCTGCATGTGCAGCATTTATACCGTTTAATTTAAATTGCTCTGCGATATCTTTACTAGCCTCAACACTGTGGGCGTAAAGTATGGTCTTTTGTCCGTTAGCGTGCTTTTGATAGTTTTCTACGATATCTCCATATATGCCTTTTGGTATCGCATTGTCGATTGATTTTTTAGTGAAGTCACCTGTGCTAGACTTTTTTAATTTACTTTCATCTGCCAATACCACACTTTTATAATCGTAGTCTGCAAGTTTATTATTATTGATTAACCATTCGACAGATGGACCTTTAACCATTTCATCATATATATCTGTAAATCCTTTACTATTAGCACGCCATGGAGTTGCAGTAAAACCAACCCGTAAAGCGTTAGGAAAATAATCATAAATGTCTTTATACGTTTTCGCTCTACTATGATGTGTCTCATCAGTTACAATAAGCTTAGGTGGTGTAAGTTTGTGAATAATATTTTTAGCGCGTTTTTCGGAAAGAATATCTACATGTGATAAATCAACATCGTGTTTGGTTAGTGTTTGTTTTATCTGATGACTTAATTCTTTTCGGTGTACGATAAAAAGAATATGATTTCCTTTATTAACTGCATTTTTAACAACTTCGGCAATCATGACCGACTTACCACTTCCTGGCGGACTTTGTATGAGTACGCCTGATTTATTTAATAGGATGTGTCTAGCTTGATCTACTAGTTTTTCTTGATAATCGTAGAGTTTAAATGTCATGTAGCATCATCCTTTGTACTTAATTTCTCGATTTTTAAAATTTCAAGAGCTAAATGCATTTTCATGTATTCATCTAAATCAACATATTTTTCGTTAACTTCTTCTATTAGTTTTGAATAATCACTTAAAGTGGCGTTTTTAAAATTTGAAAATTTTTCTTGATATTTCTTGTTTTCTACTTTATCAGCGTATGCTTTAGCATCATCCTCAGTTTTAAAGCCACTTTTTGATTTATATTCATATTTTCCTGTTTTCGGATTTTTTCCTACTGCAATTCGACATCTCCAAGTCCCGTTTGAAATTTGATATATATTAGCCATCCACATCACCGACTTCAAATAAATCTTCCTGTAAACAATGTTCTCTATTATCTAATTGATTTTTAGCAAATACATTGTTGCTAGGACTTAAGATAAAACCACGTTTGCCTGATTTTTCATTGAAAACTAATCGAGCAACCACTTGGCAAAGACCTGCGACATTATCACGAATGGTTTTACGTATATCTGGTACTGCTTGAGTAATTTGTTGACCTGCTGGAGTGTAATTTTCAAAGTTCGTTTCCCAAGCAATAAATACAAGTCGTTTCCCTAGAGATTGCAGGAAACGCAAACTATCTATTGTGAAGAAGTCTACACGTTGATAATGTGACATTTCGGGTACACGTTCGTTCTTACCGTTACGCCCTAGATTAGCGAGCATTGAACGGAACAATTCTGATATATTGTCGATAACAATTGTGTCGTATTGATTAACTATATCTTTGTTATCGTTAAACCATTTCATCAACTCGCCCCACTCTTCCCATGCATCGTGGGTATTAAAATTCAGAATGTCGATGTTCTCATTGCCTTTTAAAGGTCGTTCTGATTTATCCACATTCACATAGAGTGTTTTACCGGGTAAGAAATTAATTGTGTGTGTCTTACCTGTGCCTGGTTTGGCATAAATTAAATACGTTGATTTATCTGTGGTAATATCTTTAGCGCTCGATATATTAAACGTCATTGTTTACCTCCTCCAAATCTTCAAAATTGTATACTTTACGTGTTTCTTTTGTTTCGATTGTTGATACTTCAATCAAGTGTTTATCCCAGTCAATGTCTATATCTTGCAAACCATCGAATTTACGAGCATTACGTCTTAAAGCATTATAATTAGCATATTCTTGAGCAGTAGGTTTATTAGTGATCCAGCGGCCAAAGTAATTATCTTTAATGCGATACTCTACTTCACAATTTAATATTGGCTCTTGCATCGATATACTCCTCCAGTCTTTTATTCGCTCTGTCTGCCCTAGCGTCTGCGCTTTGATATAGGCTCATATATAAATTGATATTGTCGTTTAAATCTTTAATATGCTCTTTAGCAGTATCAAGTTGTCTTTTTAGATGTTTGTTTTCTAAACTGATTAAAACTAAGTCTTTGCTATCTTTTAGCAGGTTGTCATGTTCTTTTAAAGATAGAGTTACCTCTTGCATGATTAGTCCTCCCGTTATATGATTAAGATGAAATTTTTGTTAAGTGTTTGACTGTTACTCATTGGCGTGAGTATCAGTCTTTTTTTGTGCGTAAAATAGTTTGTCGAAAAAAAGATACGTTACTGTTGACGCAACAATTGCAATTGCTACCGCGTTAGTGATGAATACGCTCATCATCATTGATAAGAAAAATATTACGTTGAACATCATGCCTGCGATTAAGATTGTTTTGTCTTTGATTGTCATTTCTTATCACCCCTTATAAATCTCTTTCTTATAATCTTTTAAGAATTTCCACATTAATTCAGCGTCGAAGTAATGAGATGAACTACCACCTTGTCCTTCAAACCAAATGTCATTTTCTTTGAGATATTTATTAAATCTAGGAACTTCTAATATTCTTTTAAATACTAAGTACTTGCTCAACTTCGATTCTTTGATTAGATCTTCCATAGTCCAAAATGCAGGTAATGAATTACTTACCAATCTTTCAAATTCAACTTTAGGTATAAGAACATGAGTGTCGGGTAATGTGACTGTTATTGTTTGTTCCATTTATTAACCCTCCTTTCATGTATAATGTTGTTAACGCTACTGCGTTAGAATGGGGGTGTAATATATGAATAAGTACGTTGTTTCTTATGACCTTAATAAAGAAGGTCAAAGATATGATTTGATAATCCATTTTTTAGAACGTCTTCCAATTGCTATAAAAGTTTTAGAATCGTGTTGGTTAGTCAAAACCGATAAATCTATTGATGAACTATCTGACAATATAAACGCTATTTTAGATAGTAATGATGAGTATCTAGTTGTGAAATTTGATGAATTTCCATATGGTTTCCTACACAAAACAACGATTCAAAAAATAAACGAAGAGTTTTAAAAAATTCCTAATTTTTCTAATTCTTTATTTTTGAATTTTTTAGTTTTTCTGATAGCACTTCTAATCTCCTCCGCCAAGATGACGATTAGGAGTGCTATTTTTAGTTTCTGTAGCATGGTTTTGCCTCCATTAATTTGCTTGTTCGATTGTTTTGGTATAATCACCTTTGGAGGTGATTGATATGACTTGGTATGAATTTGAAAAATATTTTAGTTCTTTCCAACCAGAGGTTGAAAAGCAATTTGGTAACGATAGTGAATACTTTCGTAATTTATTATCAGAATTAAAAAGAGATAATTCTGAAGGTTTCTCAGAAGAATTTTTATATTCACTAGCTATGAACGAATGTTCTAAGCGTTATTCCGAAACGCTCATTTACAATGTTGCTCGGCAGATTTTAAAAGACGACGAGCAGAGTTAGTAGCACTTTCAGGGTCTTTCGGTATAATAAATGACTTTTTTGTTAAGTCTGAATAATTCTTAGGTCGATTAAGCAATTGTTCTATAACTGTTACAGCAGCATATAGAATGATTGCTTTTTTAATTGGTTTTAAATCTTTCATAGCGTTCTCCTCTCTATTTTTATGCGTCACTTTTTAATTAAAGTGGCGTTTATTTTTTCTTCTAAATCTAATAACGCTTGGTCATATATAGTTATTAAATGTTCAGTCTTGAAATGTGACTTTGCTAAAATTTTTAGTTCATTTAAATTTTCTTTAGCGTCTCCGTATGTTTGGCTTTCTGAAATAACTTGTTCTAAAACTTCATGTGATAATTTATTAACTTTTAATAAATGATGTTTTACTATTTCGTCCAATTAACTCACCTCCTTTAAGTCGTTTGTGGTTCTTTTGTTGACGTTTTGGAAACTTTATGTGTAAAAAAAATACCGCATTTATCTTGTGGCAAATCTAACACTTCAATAACTTTTGCTAAATCGTCAACGTTAATTCTAATATGTCCATTTTCTTTTTTTGAATAAGTACCTGGTGTCATCTCTAATTTTTCCGCCATCTCAGAAAGAGAAATGCCTTTAGCTATGCGTTCAGCCTTCATTCTTTTAACGTTGAACTCATACATCTTGTCACCTCCGTTTTTTGAAGCTAACTCAATCTTAAACTCTAGTTTCCTAATTGTCAACAATAATCTTAAAAAATATTTTTTTACTTTCTTAAAATACTAGTTGTTTCCTATATGGAAAAGTGATAATATACTGTTATAGACAAAACGGAGGTAAATTTAAAATGAGAACTTCAGCAGAAATAGGTAAATTAATAAAACAGCTACGTAAAGAGAACAATATAAATTTAACTGATTTTGCAACCAAAATAGGTGTTAATAAATCTACACTATCAAGATATGAAAATGGTAGTAGAAAAATACCTATGGAAGATATAGCTGAAATCGCAAACGCATTGAATGTTACCCCAGAAAGTTTATTATTAAAAAATAAACAACCAGAAACTGAAGTACAACATCGTGCAGCTCACCTTGAAGGCGAATTAACTGATGACGAATGGCAACGAGTTTTAGATTATGCCGATTTTATAAGAAGTAAACGTAAATAAAGGGTGTTTTTATGGGGTTATATGAAAAAATGTTAATAGAGCATGACTATATAGAAGTCAGAGAAACAGATGTTATGCCTAATGACTTACACGGTTTATGGTTAGGTGATTTAATTCTAATTAAACGCAACCTATCCGAAACACGCAAAGCCGAAGTTCTATACGAAGAACTCGCGCATCACAAACTTACATACGGGAATATCTTAGACCAGTCTAAATGGATTAACCGTAAATTCGAAAGTTACGCTAAACGTCATGGGTTCGAGGCAGCACTGCCCTTGCGTATTATCGTTGAGGCACATCATTACGGTGTAAGTAGCTTATATGAACTAGCTGATTATGTTCAATTAAGTGAAAAGTACATAGTAGAGATACTGGGACATTATAAACAAAAATATGGTTATTCCACTCGATATGATAAATACGTTATCCAATTTGAGCCATTACGAGTGTTTGAATATAAAGATATAAATTAAAGAAAGAAGGAAAATATAATGTCGTTAAATTCAAACTTACATAAAGCTAAAAATTTAAAATTAGATGAATTTTATACCCAACTTTCTTATATAGAAAATGAAATGAAATATTATGAGAAATTTTTCGAAGATAAACATATATTTTGTAATTGTGATGATCCAGAATACAGTAATTTTTGGAGATATTTTGCGCTAAATTTCAAAAGATTAAAATTAAAAAGACTTACATCAACTCACTATTCTAAAACTGACAAAGAAACTTTCCAAATGGACATGTTTAAAGAAGTGCCAGAAGATTTCATAAATAAAAAAACTTTCATGACCTTAGAAGAAACTGGTATAGAATTGCCTTTAGGTTATATTACTCCTATTACAGATGGTTCAGGTGATTTTAGAAGTGAAGAATCCATAAAAATATTAAAAGAATGCGACATAGTAGTTACTAATCCACCATTCTCCTTATTCACTGAATATGTGGAGCAATTAATGACTTATGAAAAGGATTTTATTATTTTAGGAAGTCAAAATGCACTAACTACTAATAGTATATTCCCTCTATTAAAAGAAAATAAGATTTGGACAGGTGTATTTGCTGGAAATATGGAATTCCGCGTTCCAAATGAAGAAGAATATAAAAAAGATGGGAATAGATTTTGGATTGATGAAAATGGAGATTATTGGAGAAGTCTTGGAAATATTTGTTGGTTCACTAATTTAACTCACTACAAAAGAAATGAAGATTTAATTCTTTATAAAAAATATGATGAAGATTTATATCCTCAATATGATAATTATGATGCTATCAATGTTGACAAAGTTACTGATATACCATACGACTACGACGGTATTATAGGAGTCCCAGTAACATTCATTTATAAGCATAATCCTGAACAATTTGAAATTATAGGACAAACTCATTCTGGAGATAAAAGTAAAGAAGTCGAAAATATTAGAACTTCTACTAAAAATAAACACCGTGGATTGATTGAAGGTAAACAAAAATACGCTAGAGTTTTAATTAGGAGAGTTAAAAATGAAAATTAAATTACATGAAATTCCAATAAAAGATATTGTTAAGGACTATAATGATGATGGAGAAGGTGGAGTAATAGGTTATGGTGGTAAACTTAACATCAGACCTCCATATCAAAGAGAGTTTGTATATGATACTAAAAAAAGAAATGCAGTGATTGAAACCGTATCTAAAGATTTCCCTTTAAATGTAATGTACTGGGTAAAAGTTGATGAAGATAGTTATGAAGTTTTAGATGGTCAACAACGAACTATCGCAATTAGTCAGTATTTTAATAATGAATTTACACTTAACTATATAAGTTTTGATAATTTAACTTCTGATCAACAAGATGCTTTTTTGAATTACAAGTTAATGGTTTATGTATGTGAAGGCACTGATAGTGAAAAATTAGACTGGTTCAAAACAATAAATATCGCTGGAGAAAAATTAACAGATCAAGAATTAAGAAATTCAGTGTATGCTGGTACTTGGCTTTCTGACGCAAAACGTTTCTTTTCAAGAACAAATGGACCTGCATATGGGAAAGCGAAAGAATATATGGCTGGTTCTCCTATAAGACAAGACTACTTGGAAACAGTCTTAAAATGGATTAATAACGGTGAAATAGAACAATATATGTCTAAACATCAAAATGATAAAAATGCTAATCAATTATGGCAATATTTTTCTTCTGTAATCGATTGGGTAGAATTGTTATTCCCGAAAAAATACTATAGAAAAGAAATGAAAGGAATAAATTGGGGGCTACTTTTCAATCAGTATAAAAATAATGATTATGATGCAAAAGAATTAGAAGAAAAAATCAAACCTATGATGGAAGATGAAGAAGTAAAAAGTAAAAAAGGTATATATTATTATATTTTTGATGGTAAAACAAAACATTTAAATTTAAGAACTTTTAGTAAAGCGCAAATTAGAGAAGCTTATGAAAGACAAAACGGCGTTTGTCCAAGCTGTAAGAAAACTTTTAATTTGCAAGAAATGGAAGCAGATCACATTACTCCTTGGTCTCAAGGCGGTAAAACTGTCCCATCTAATTGTCAAATGTTATGTAAAGAATGTAATCGTAGAAAATCTGACAAATAAAATTTATATATTGATATTTTAAAAGGATAAAAAATGAAAAAATTTTATTTTTATTTTTTATCAGTTCTTTACTTTTAGGGTAGTCCGCCTACCCTTATTATTTTTTAATTATTTATTCGAACATACGTTCTTTAAAGGAGGTGAAACACCACAACCAATACGGAAATATTATAGAAAGGATGGATTTTATGTCTGTGAAAAAGATTAAAGGCACTTGGACTTATGATTTCCAATATGAAGGAAAGCGATACAGAAAAAGAGGTTTTAGAACTAAAAAAGACGCTATACAAGCTGAAAGAGAGTTGTACATTGATCTAAGTAAAGGCGGTCAATTAGCAAACGATATAACCTTTATAGAATACTTTGAAAGATGGATTAAAGTAAATAAAGTAGATAGAGTATCTCAATCCACACTAAATAGATATTATAGTGCTTTAAATGTGTTTGAAGAAAAGTTTGGTTCTATTCTCATTAAAGATGTCAGCCAATTAGGTTACAGAGAAATGCTCAAAGAATATGCTGAAGGTATGTTTTTAGGTGGTCGTAAAGAAGGAAGAACAAAAGAAAGTGTAAAAAAATTAAACAATTGCTTCTCTCAAGCTTTTAAAGACGCATTAAATGAACGTCTAATTTATAAAGACCCTACGTGGAATGCGCCTATATATGAGAAAAAAGCAGCAATGAGTGAAAAGCAAAAGTACTTATCTTTAAAAGACTACCAGTTATTGAAACAAACCGCATCTACTAAATCACATTTATCTTATCTAGCAATTTATATACTTATAGCAACTGGCGCTAGATTTAGTGAAGTTCAGAAACTCAAAAGAGTGGATATAAATAAAAGCCAAAATACTATCCACTTGCGAGGAACTAAGACTAAATCGGCTGACCGTCATGTAGCGATCACTTCTAAAGATATGAAACATATCATAGATGTGATAAATTCTAAGACACTTCATAAAGACGGTTATATATTTAATACTGGTATTTCACTCATTACTAACAAAGCAGTAACAACTGCAATGAGAAACATATTGGCCAAAAACGAATTGAAAAGCGATTATGGACTTCACTCTCTAAGACACACACACGCTTCAATGTTATTAGGTCATGGTTTTAGTATACAATATGTTAGTAAGAGATTGGGTCATGCAAACATAGAAATTACATGGCGAGTATATAGCCACTTACTTGATGAGATGAAATCGCAAGAAGATGAAATGTTAGATTCAAAACTCTCTTTTTTCTAAAACCGACAACAAGTCGACAACGAAGTGCTTGAAACCCCTTATTTAAAGGTAACAGACAATCCCTCCGTTTCCGTTTGTTACCTTTAAATAGTATCAAATAGAGATTAAAAACCCCGTTATTACGGGGTTTTCTTTATATAGTTTAAAATAGTTTTAAATCTAAGCCGACAACGAAGTCGACAACTTACTGAATATTTCTCAATGTTGTCGGTTTTGTTGTCGGTTTGTCTCCTCAATCGCTTGTCGCTCTAGGGTTAGAGACGTTTCGTTTTTTACCTTTCTTAGTATCTCAACAGTATATTGAAAATGATTAAGCTTTTCTATTTCTTTTCTAGATATTATCTGTTATCGTTATATTTAGTTCATCGATAAAACTATGGATGAAAATATAACCGACTCCTTTCTGCGACATTAGTTTCCGGCGCTATCTGATCTCTCTGTAAAGTTTTCAGATAGCGCTATTTTTATAATCGATAAATGTCATAATTGAAAACCAACATAATTTGTTATATACTTCAGAATAAGGAGCTCCCCCCTAAGGCTCCGAAAAAATCATCCTTTGTTATTTGATTTTCGGTCTAGGTAACCAAGATGCCATTTTATAAGTTGTTTTAACACTTCCGGAACTATCAGTACTGCCAATACTGTATGTCCTAGAAGTGTTTTTATTATATTTCTTATTTTTTCGGTTTCATTTATGTAAATAATTTGATATACTCACTTTTGGAGTTCATCCTTATATTTATGTTGAACAAGAAAATCACCTTTTCTATAATTATTTAATTTTCTATGCGTTATCTGAATCCACACCTATGTTTTCAGATAACGCTTTTTTATTTAAATCAATATCTTCCGTGTTATTTTTACGCATAAAAAAATAACCATACCTATTAAGATACGGTTACTAGACGTCTATCAAATGAGTGGTCAGTTACTTACTGCTAAACGCAAGCAAGACCTCCACTAAATCGGAATGGCTACCGAGAATGATTAAATTATAACATAAAAAAAAGAGGCAACCGTCAGCAACAGTTAGCCTCAAGTACACTCCTCAGATGTGTACCGCAATTTCTATTTGATTATAACATAAAAAAGCCTACTAGAGAGCGTATCATCTAGTAGGTAAATACATCACAATAACCTACCCTCATTCGAGGACACAGCAAACCGGCTCGTCAGCCGCACATATGAATTCTCAGTTAATGTGATGCAGACACTTTATTCAGTCTGTGTCAGTTGTGACTGGGTATGGTTCATGAATGGCCATTTCGTATCTCCATTATAACATAAAAAAAGAGGGACAAGCACGAAACTTGTCCCCAGTGAATGGAATAAAAATCGTGTTTTTTATTATAACATATTAATACACTTCTGTAATTCTTAGACGTTCATGCCATATCCAACCATTGTTATTTCTAGAGTAAACACGACACCAACCATTTTTAATTTCAAAGATATAGAATTGATCATATCCTGCTCTATATACGTCGTTTGTCGTATACCATTTCTTACCTTTAAACTTCACTAAAGTGGCTCCGTAATGGTCAACTCTTGCTCTAAATTTAGCTTTAGATGATTTCTTCATCGTTTTAGGCGGAATGTTACCTACTTTTAAGCCAGTAGTGCTATCTAGTTTATTTTTCTGATTGACTATTTGTTTATTCGGTTTATTCGCTAATTTACTTCCACCTGAAGTTTTATAAATATTTTTAACGATAAGACGTTCATACCATACAAAACCGTTATTACTAGCACTGTATACTCTAGCCCAACCATCACGAATTTCATATACATAGAATACGTCGCCCGGTTTATATTCTTCATTTGTTGTAACCATCACATTATTGTGGTTAGGTCTACAAATAGTGACACCTGCGTTATCAGCAATTGCTTTGAAATATGGTTGATTACTCCAAGTTAATTTTTTAGGTGGACGTTTGTTAACTGTAATTGAACTGTTAGATTGACGTTTTGTCGCTTTAACTTCTTTAATATCTGTTAAATCTACGCTATCATCAGCAAAGTCTGGAACAATGAAGTGGGTTAATCCTGTATAATCATCTTCACGCAATTTAGCTGGTGTATTGGCATTTCCATCATAGTTTTGCTCTAAGATTGTGAATGTATTTGTACCACCTGAATTATCCCAAACTAAGCCTGTATGCCCCCATTCTCTATAAATATCTTCAGTATACACTGCAATAGCACAAATAGGAGGAACATAATTCCTTGTATTTTTAACTACTTTCCAACCTTTAGGCATAGCATTTAAAGTATGCAATTCTTTGGCATTACCATAAAATCTTACGCCACCTGTCACATGATATATGAAGTCTACAACGACATCAGCACATTGAAAAGCATACATATTATCAAAATCTACAAACTGACCTTTCAGACTGTGCATGTATTCAATCGCTTGTTTATACTTAACCACACTTTTGGGCGAAGGTGTCGGCTTTTTGCTTGTTTTCGTTGATAATTTCTTACTTGGTGCAGGTTTAACGCCATTAAT